AAGTTGTAGTTACCGCTGAAGATAATACTTCAGAGCCAATTGCAACATTGTTACTACCAGTTGTGAGCGAAGTTAAGGGATCATTACCGATAGCAGTGTTATTAGCTCCAGTGGTTTCAGAGTCAAGTGCAGTAGGTCCAATACCAAAACTTGTAGTATCATTGCTGTTATCAGATATACCACCTATGTTATCAACCCACTGAGTGTTGTAATCAGTGCTGTTGATTTTTGAAAGTATTTGATTAGCTGAACCACCTGTAGGAACACCTTGACCGGCTGCACCAGCAGCTCCCTGTGGTCCGGTGGAGCCAGTAGCACCTTGTGAACCTTGAGGACCCGTAGCACCCGTAGCACCGTCAGAACCGTCAGCACCTGCTGGACCCGTAGCTCCAGTAGCACCCGTAGCTCCCGTAGCTCCAGCCGGTCCTTGTGGACCTGTTGCCCCGTCAGCGCCATCTGCACCTGCTGGACCCTGAGGTCCGGTAGCGCCTTGAGACCCTTGTGGACCTGTAGCGCCAGTAGCACCTGTAGGACCTGCCGGTCCAGTTGCTCCGGTATCTCCTCTAGGAATAGTGAAGTTGAATGTGGCCGCACTAGATGATCCAGAATTAGTTACGGAAGCATTAGTCCCTGCATTGCCTGTTGATGTACTACCAACTGCAATTGTTGCAGCGGAACCTGTAGCTCCAGTTGCTCCTTGTGATCCAGTTGCTCCATCATTACCGTCAGATCCAGCCGGTCCTTGAGGACCAGTAGCTCCAGTAGCGCCAGTAGCTCCATCGTTACCGTCAGCTCCTGCTGCTCCAGTAGCTCCCTGAGGTCCTGTATTACCAGTTGCACCTTGAGGTCCTGCAACTGTTGAATCAGCTCCAGTAGCTCCAGTAGCTCCAGTAGCTCCCTGTGGACCAGTAGCTCCCTGTGGACCTGTCGGTCCTGCAACTGTCGAAGCTGCACCTTGCGGACCTTGCGGTCCAGTAGCTCCTGTTGCTCCAGTAGCTCCTCTAGGTATGGTGAAATTAAAAGTTGCAGCAGAACTCGATCCAGCGTTTGTGACTGCCGCGTTTGAACCTGCTGCGCCTGTTGTTACTGAACCAACTGCAATTGTTGCAGCAGCACCATCAGTTCCATCAGTACCTGCTGCTCCAGTCGAGCCTTGAGGTCCTGTAGCTCCCTGAGGTCCAGTTGGTCCAGTAGCTCCATCGTTACCGTCAGCTCCAGCAGCTCCTGTCGGACCCGTTGGACCTGTGGCACCAGTATCTCCGGTGTCTCCTTTAACTCCTTGTGGACCTGTGGATCCAGTTGATCCTTGAGGTCCAGTTGCACCTTGAGGTCCAGTTGGGCCAGCTACTGTCGAGGCGGCACCTGTTGCACCTTGAGGACCAGTCGCACCTTGAGGACCTGTAGGTCCAGCGACTGTTGAGGCTGGTCCTGTTGATCCGGTAGCTCCAGTTGCACCTTGTGGTCCAGCAACACCTTGAGGTCCGGTAGCTCCTGTAATTCCAGTTGCTCCAGTAGCACCTTGCGGACCAGTTGCACCTGCCGGTCCCTGTGGACCTGTCTGTCCAACAATATTATTATCTAACTCTTGCTGACGGAAAACAACTTGCTCAAAGTTGTCATTAATACTATCAGCACTGATAAAAGAACCAGAATAGAAGTTATTTCTAGGACCTGAATCAACATCAGTTAATCGAAAGATTTTGATAGCTGCTCCCGTTGATGGGATATGAGCAGTTAAAAACCGAATAGACGTGGCAGTATCAAATTCGTAATGGGTATCTTTAGTTTTAACGGTGCCGTCAACAGAAACGCTGACGTCCGCTTGTTTAATATATGGAAATGTAAATGTAAAGGTTGGACCGTTAGTATTTGATTTTGTGTACGAATTTTCAGTTGTTGCCATTTTAGGTCTTCACAATAAAGGCTAATGCGTAGTAGGGAGGTAAGTTTTGATTAGTTCCGGAAACACCTTGACTATCAGTACTCATACTTCCAGAAGGTGTCGTCGATGCCTCTGAAACTCTAACGGGTGTAATTTTGTCTGGATTACCACTGTCCTCACTTTGAGGAAATTCCGATATTCCGTGGGAGTGACTTACAAGGACGGCATCAGCACTACCACCTGTTGCGTTAGTCGAATAAGTACTCCCTGAACCGACAATAAATCTGTCACGCAGATCAGGAGTTCCATTTTGACCATTACATAAAGCCCAGCCAGTAGGAGCTGTGGCTCCTGTAAACATAACAATCATGCCAGCAGTAAATGTACCAGAGCTTGAGGCTGCAGTAATACGACCCTGTGCATTTACAGTGATGTTAGGTTGTACATAAGTACCAGCAGTTACACCTGTATCAGAAAGTTTTGCATCTGTAACTGCATCATTGTCAATATTAGCTGTATTAATAGGGACTGAAGATGCAGCAGTCACCCTTCCTTTTGCGTTAACAGTGACAGAAGCAAAATTGTAAGTACCAGCAGTTACACCTGAAGCAGTAAGATCTGTATCGTCAACCGTTGAACTGTTGCTTGAAGCACTTGTAATTCTTCCCTGTTGATTAACTGTAATATTTGCCCTGGTATAATCACCAGGGGTTACAGACGTATGAGAAAGTTTTGCATCAGTTACTACATCATCTGCAAGTTTTACAGTTGTCAGTGAACCGTTAGCCACACCACCTGAAGACACAGAAATCAGGTTATTAGATAGCTCTTGAGATAGAAATATATTTCTGTTTAGCGCATCGTTGAGATCATTAGCTCTAATTGAACTACCAGGTGTAAAAACAATCCTTTTATGATCATCATTAGTTTCCCTATAAATACGTATTGCTACACCGTTTCCTGGTGCTGCTGTGAAACGCAGGGTGGTTGCGTTAATAAGTGAAAAGGCTGTTGTACCAGTGCCATCAAGAGAAGCACGAACATCGGCAACAGCAATGTATGGGAAAATCAGGGTGTAGTCAGTAGTACTACCATCCCCTGTGTATGTGAATTGTGTTGTTGCCATTACTTAGGAATACCTAGTACATTTTGGATTTGATCAATATCGCCACGTTCTGAGAACTCAGCTACAGCATTCTGTTGATATTGTTGCTGTCTAATTTCTTCAGCATCAGTTAGTTGTGCTTCAGCACCCTTACGTGCATTGCTTAATGCGACACTAATCCTGCCGTGTAAATTCTGCCATTTACGATGATCAACAATGCCACCACTAGCGGCTTGTGCCTGTCTATATGTTTTGACAAACTCTTGATTTTCTTTCATGATCCTTGTTAGATCACGAGCAAAATTACCATCACGACCAATAGTTTCATACAACTCAGCACGTTGTGCAGGTGTGTATTCAACACCACGACCATTTGTAAGCATTGAAGGACGTGAGTCAAACTCAACGTCTACAAGGAACTTTTCAAGATCTGTTTGACCACCATAGACCTTCCAAGGACTCGTAGCGTTATAAATACGATGGAAGAAGTTAGAAGGCTCATTTACTTTCTTACCTGTAATCCAGCTATATTGAACAGCAAGGTCACCCTTAGCAATTGGATTACGGTTAGCAATCAGATGATAAATATCCTGTTCTACAACACGTAGTTCTGGATGCATCATTCGTGCAAGTTCATTACGCATACCTGAAAGAGGCACAGTTGAACTACCAAAGCTTGCAGCCCAACGTGCAGCAGATGCAGGGTTACCAGAGGTGATATCAAACAAAGGCTCCAGACCAGACATAAATGACTTACTAGTCATGTGTGCACTAAGCAGGAATCCCAAACGGTTAAAAGTAGTCTCTAAATCGTGTCCATCAAGAGAACCAAAGTTATCCATGACATCAGCCGTAACAGCCAACCAGTCAGTGATTGCACCGAGGTTGTCATAGCTATACCAGTTGCCATCTATACCGCGATAGGTACGAGGTTTCCAGTCAGCTTCACGACGTACAGAATTGGTCTGTGTGTCGAAGTGTCCAGTACCACGTAAGTTTCCAGCAGTAAACATGCCACCGGCTGCAAACATTGCAAGTGTTCCAATAGCCTTACGACCACGGATCTCAGCCCTTAAGGTGTCAAAGCGTTGGTCTGCAAACTCATCAATAGGGATATTTTTGCTTTGAAGAATCTCTTTAATCTCAGCTTTAGTAAAAGCACTACGAGGTTTGTATGCAATCTTGTTGTAGTCACTTACAAAAAGACTGAATGGACTATGAGTATCCGTAAACCTCATAACATTCAACGATGTCTTAGGGAACATCAGGAATGGTTTTAGACCTGGTGCACGGGAAAGCATATTGCCAAGTGCATCAACAGCAGGCGACTGCATGTTCATTGCAATTTCCTGAGAAGAAAACTTGACAGCTTCGTCAGTTAGTTTTCCACTCTCATCAAACATCTTGCTATATACCTTCTTACGGATAGCTTCCGCACCTACCTCATCCAAGGCTTTAGTTCCGTTTAATGTAATCTGGTCAAATGCTGCACCACGTGCTTCAACGTTAGCAATAACAGAAGATGTAAAACCATCAAAAGCTGCCATTGCATTCATACCAAAGCGAAGCAAGGGATGGTTAGACAAGTCATTCATAGCCTCAATATGTTGAAGCATGACCTGTGGACCTAAATCATCTAGCTCTTCAGCAGAGTCAGCAAAGGCACGGTAAAGCTCAATAGCTTCATCGTTCTTACGTTGAAAGTCACTCTTGTATAGCCAATCAACCTGTGAAGGATCCTGAGAAGCACGACGGAAAACTTGTCCCATGTACTTACCAGCTTGACCAAACGTTTCTTTGAGAGCTGAGTATTGGTAGAAACCACGACGTAATGTCTTTGTATCACCAGCAGACAAGGCACCAGCAAAGGTTGCCAGTGGACGTTCTACAAGAAGTACTGCGTTACTTGCACCAGCTTTAAGTGGTGTAGATACAGCAGAAAGTACAGAGTTATAGATGTTTGACCAAACACCTTGCATGACAAGAGATTGGACCTGTGGGTTGTTATCAACAAGTGCTTTACTAAACGTGCCACTGCTTTGACGTACCCAATCATTCAACTGTTGCATGGTATGTACCTTGCCATCAGTCATTTCATAGGCAAGCATCAACGGACCAAACATTTCAGGACGTTGATCCTTGACAGCAGATAAGGCAGACAAGGTTTCATTCACCTCATCAGTAATCTCATTGAAACGCTTTAGTGTTGCATCACGTAGTTCTTGTGCTGTTTGTTGACTACCCTTAGGACCTAAACGGTTTAAGCTACGACCGATCATATTGAGAATACCTAAACCACGTCCAGAGATATAACTACGTTGTGCCTTCTGAACCATTAAGTATGCAAGACGGTCAAGGATCTGTTCTTGTGCTGCTTGTACCGCACCAGTGTTCTCCATCAAACGCATACCTTCTGCCATGTCAGAAACCTGACCAGCAAAAGAAGTATCGATGTAAGCCTGTGCCTTCATGAGATCCATGTTGGCAAAGTCTTCCATATACTTTTTAATCGTCTTCATGGTGCCGCGGTATGCAGTATCACTAAGTGCCTTCACACCTTCAGAGCTAGTAGTCTTAAGTGGATCTAAGATACGCTTCAGTTCAGGTACTGTCTTCCCATAAAGTTCAGCAGCAAGTAGTTCACCAGCGTCATCAATTTCTTTAAAACTAATTTTAGATACGTTATTAACAATATAGTCATACTCACTAGCTTTTTTGAGTTGATCAGCCATGCCACGTGCAATCTCATAGGAGTTCTCTGCACCACTAACCGAGTACTTAATTGCACCATCAGTCATGACACTACCAAGACGGCCGTAGCTTGTATCGATATTCTTGTTGATACGTACTAACTGAACACTAGCGTCAATAACGCCTAGGTCATCTACAGAACGAGTTCCTGATTCCTCATAACCATACAGGTCATGCACACCTTTTTGTGCAACAGGATTAGCTGGATCATAGTTATTCTGAAAGTTATACGTACCTAATTCATCTAGAGCAGACTCACGCTTACTAACGGATTTAAGTACAGCACTTTCAATAGGATCATCTGAAATATCATCAAGGTCTAAGTTCTCAGAAAAGAACTTCTTAGCTGCTTCATCTTTGGGAACCCATTTTGTTGCATCCTTTACGCCTTTAGCACCACGTAGGAACTTTGCAGCACCTAACAAGATGTCACTAAAAAGACCAAGACCGATACCCTCGTTACGGTTCTTGGAACGGACTACATCAGGATGATCATCATCTAGTGTTGCCCAGTCAGGTGGAAAGATTCCAAACAGGTTTTCGTTTTCTGGCGTGCTTAGTAAGTCACGCAGACTGGCCTGAAGGTTTGCATCCTCCTCTTGTGTTTGTACAACAGAATCAACAAACGCACCAGAACCAGCGGCTGCACCAGAGGTTGCAAAGAACTGGAAGAACTTATCGTTACCCAGTGAATTTAAACCCTTGGCATATTTAGCTCCCTTAGCTGCTTTAGCAGCCGTAGCAGCCTGTCCAGCCTTACCGAGTAAACCTACACCTTTGGTTAGAAAGATGGTAGGTAGGACAATGGATGAAATCTCACGTAGGGTTTGAATACCCTTATCATTAAATTTAGGAATCTTAGGTAGATTCACACCCGGTATGACATTAATCATGTCAACACCAAAGTCAACTACAGAGGTAGGCAGGGAAAGAACAGCTTCCCCTGTCGTACGTGCAAAGTCACCAGCATCGTAGCCCTGTTGCCAAGGCATACTTTGATCAAGTTGTTGACTATCTTCTTTTTGTTCAGGAGCTGCCTCAGCAGCAGGCTCAGCTTGTGGAGTAGATGGAGCCGGAGCATCCCCTTGAGGTTGTTCCGTTGGCTGCTCTTCACTAGGAGAAAGAGTACTTATGGATTCTTCAATACCTTTAAGTACATTCTCTAGTCGCTTATCATCTAACTCTCCAGTCTGAGCACTCATGTAATCTTCAAATTGACTCATTAGCTACTACCAAAGAGAGGTCTCATTATTGCGGGGTCATTAAGTGCTTCCACTCCATATCCATACTTACTTGCATGTCTAATGATGTTGGGATAATAGTTTTTGTTTTCTTCAGTGGCTCCAATACCATATTTTTGGATTGTACCTGGACCAGCGTTATAAGCGTAAATAGCAGTCTTTAGATCAAACCCATATGTATCCATCAAATGACGTAGATACTTACCAGCTCCATCAATAGCTGAATCTGGATTATATGGATCAACATCCATCTGTTTAGCAGTACCAGGCATGAACTGAGCAAGACCCATAGCACCCGCAGAACTAATAGCTCTAGGCTTAAAGGCACTTTCTTGTTCAATTAAACCAGTAAGGATACCTACAGGGATGTTGTACTTAGTAGCAGACTCTTGAATTTTAGGACCGTAACCATTAGGAACAATGGAAGGATCAAACTCTCTTATTTGTGAAAGACCACGTCTAGACCTATCAACACTAGAAAACTTATAAAGTAAAGCTTGTGCTGTAGGAGTAAGTTTATTTTCGACTGATTGTAATGATGGTGGAATAGGTAATGCGGGTAGGTCCACGCCAGTCTCCTTGATTAATGCTTTTCGTTGTCTCCGAATAACTTCTAAAGGTAAAAGTCCAGTCTCATTAGCTACAGCCTTAATTAATCCTGGCATAACAAAACCAGGCTTAACAATTGCCTTATTCATTGCCTGAAAATCTTCCAATGTAAGAATTTCTCCGGCACGATCAAGCGCACCTACACCATAGGTTTGTAGTGATTGGGTAGCTTCTTTAAAACGATTTCGTGCCTGAGCGGCTTGATCAGGTGTTGCAGAACTTCCAAGCCTTTTTCTGTAGTTTTTAAAACCAGGCTTTGGATTACTAGTATCGAAGTAATAAATGCTATTAGGATTATTTACACCTTGTTCATAACGCGCTCTAGTTTCAGCCAAAGCTTGCTGTACAAGTTCTGGTGTTGCAGCGCCTGTAGGATTACTACTGACCAATTCAGAAAGTCGTCGATTGAACTCACCTTTAAGTTCAACTTTTATCATTACACTCTCAAAACCACGCTTGCCATCGGGAGTGGAACTTAAGCCAGGTGTGGTATCAACAAGTTCACCAAGTGCTTGATGCTGGTCTTTGGTAGCAGCAGATTGTGCATTCTCAAGTTGGGTAGCTAAAGGTAACCACTTTTGACGTACCTTCAAACTTGGTATAGCCATCACATCCTTAACAGAAAGAGACCCAGCTAGGTATAGATTTTCAAACATGACATTAGCTTCAGCAACAGTTGCAGCAGAAGCAGTGTCCTTTAGAAAAGCTTGTAGTTCTGAACTTTCTTTACCACCACTAAGTTGACGATACCTTTTCTGAAGCTCTTCAATATCCTTTCTAGTTGGTTGGTAATCAGAATTAGGATCACGCATCTTGGCAGTAAAATCATCTACCAATAATTTTGCTTCCTCATGATTTTGAGCACGAAGAGCTTCGTTATTAGCTCGTTCTTCAGAAGCCAGTTTCTGCGTAAGATTTTCAAACTGAGTACCCTTCATATCACCATAGGTCTTACCGTTCATCCCCGGCATTTCTTGACCTTTGATTGCCTCTAGCTGTTCGGCACTAAGAGTTCCAGCTTTGAACATCTTGCCAATATGATCTATGGCTTCATCAAACGCACGACCACGGCCAAGTAGTTTACCGTTTTCGTCATAAGTATTAGCCAAGGTATTGACTAATGATGCCAAGTCAAGATTATCTTCAAATAGAGTGGTGGCTTCAGTTACTTCTATAAAATTATCTTGCTGCTGATCAAGAGCTGCACCCTCTTTCATCAGCTTGGCATGAAGCTTCATCTGATTTGGGTACAAGTGTGTGCCGAGCATGTCGTCACTAAAACCCTTGTCAAGTTGAAATTGCTTCATGAAAGCAGCTCTTGCTGTTTCAATAGCCGCACCACGTGTCTTCTGATCAGTAATTGATTTATTACCTAGGAGTTGTTTACCTAGATAGCTCTCGTAATACTGACTAGCTAAAGCAAGATCAATACGAGCAGTACGAATTTCACGCCATCCAGACAACTCTCTGACTTGTTTAGCGACTTCATGGTTGCCAGTCCTTAAATAAGTCTCACCACCTAAATCTTCGGTAGCCTTATTAAGCTCTTGAACCTCTGCTACTTGTTCTTCAAAAAGATCATCAACAAAACCCTCTGGGTTCTGTATGTATTCTGCATAACGTTCTTGTTCAATCTTTGCTGTTTCCCTATCACGGTACTCCATCTCACGATCGAAAAAGAATTTGCCTGCAGTCTGACTTAGATTACCAAGTTGCTTTAAACTATTACTTAGTTCAACACCACGTTGCTTGTCAACAGTGAACTGATCCTGAATATTTTGCTTTTCAGATTGACGTAACTTTTCTAAGTTTTCATCAATATACGGGGTAATGTCAGGTACAGCATCGGGAGCAAAACCCTCCTCGCTTACGAATGATTTGTATTCAGCCATTAGTAACCTTTTGCAGCTATACGAGCAGCTTCAGATCCCCACATATCCATCTTCAAACCTTGACTATAAATATCTGAAGCACCACCTGCAATTGTGCCTACCGCACCAAGGTAAGCTGCTGTCATATCAGTATTAGGTTTAACCGGAGGTAAACCAGGTTGAGGTTTAAATTGAACAGGTGCAAGTGTTTTCCTGTTTGCTGATTTAAGTTGTTGTCTAATGTCTGTAACATCACGATCGTAACCTTCTCTTGCTCTTACAAGATTAGAAGCTGTTAAAGCTTGCGATCGACCGAAAGCTGCAAGATCACGTGACCGTAATCGTTCAGCAGTTTTACCTGTGCCGTAGAATTTTCGATCTTCCATAAGCTTGGTAAAGTCATTTTGAAACTCAACAGAAGCCTGATCGAATAGTGCGTTGAGTTGCATCTGTTCAGCACCAAATCCACGACTTGCTGCTAAGAAGTTTTCATCAAGCTGTTCTTCTGCTTGTGTAACTTTATGAGCATATTCTGAACGAGATCGATCCCATTCTATTTCACGAATAGCTAATTGACGTTTGTAATTATTAACTGAGGCTTTCTTTTCACTTGCAGCTCCGGCAAGACCACCAGCAGCACTAAGCGCTGTTGACGCCCCAGTCAGAATCAAAGTTGGTTCGCACACGGCAAAATTCAATAAAGGTTAAGTTATTCGGACCATAAGTAACTTCACGAAGAAACTTGAATCCAAGAAATCGAAGAAGCTTTAGATGAACTACATTGCGTTTATCGCAAATATTCCACAGCATCTTCTCTTGTCTACTTTCAATAAGACGTTTACATTCACGTGCAAAGGTCTTTGGATAGTTGTGTATTTCAGGAGTGCATAGCATCCAGATCCCGTTCTCGGGACCTACTCCTCCAGCAGCACCCCATTTACCGTTAGGCATCATGAAGGCTGCTGAGTAACCACTAGAAGCGCCTCCAAGGAGAGCAAGTAGAGGGTTGTGACCATGTCCCTCCGTACACTCTCTATGGTCCTCAGGGCGTAAATTAGAGGCCACATGTATAGCGACCTCTTTAGTTAGTGGATAAATGTACTTAGACACTTTTGTAGTAACTTGGATTGTAATCACCCTCCCAGGTCAGTGAAGTAAGTGTTGCTGGAAGTGGAGAAGTGGATTTGACTGATAAGGTAAAGTTATCACTCTTTTCATATACAGGTACATATGCAGCGTATGTATCTTCAATACGTACATTACCAGTCAGATAGCTATCGAATGTAGTAGATGAAAACTGTTGGGAGAAACTCGGCTTACCAACGCGGGCTAGCTCTGTCTCATATACACCGACACTACTAAAGATCAAGTTGACTCGATGAATAGTTAACGAACCACGCTGCTCATTGATAGTGACATTACCAGTTTTTGTTTGAACAAAGAACTTAGGAAGGTCGACTTGCATTGTGTAGTCATACCCAAAGTTAAGTTCAACACCATCCCACTTGCCAGGAACAGTAACGGCAGTACCTGTATTAGGTACATTGATCCCTGTAATAATAGTACCATCTGTACCTCCTTTTACTGCTGTAAGATTTGGCTTCTTATCTGTGATGCCAGTCAACCAGGTAAGATTAAAGCTAGTCCTATTAGTCGAAGAATCGTACGTACCTCCCGTAACTGGTGAGTAGTTATCGAGATGTACTAAATAAGTATCGTCATCGTGTGTAAAACTAAGAGCATCATCACGAATTAGATCAATCTTCTGCAGGAAATTCTGATCATCGACAAAGAAGTATGTGTCATCAGTAACGCAGTGATAGCTGATTGGCCTTGTATGCTTCCATCGGAACCAAGCTGACTGCAACTGACGTTCAACAGAACCAAAATACTTGTAGCCAAATACTTCATCGCTATTTCTCTTGCCTAGAAAAACAAAGTTGTTTTCACGAGAATTAGCAATTAGATCTAGATCATTGTCAAGCTTACGAGAAATGACCTTACTAAGTTCGTTAACACTAGGTTCACCTTCTCGCGCTACATTTGCCATAGCAAAGAAACGAGAGAACGCACCTGCATTATCTACAAATCCTGCAATAGTTCCCATAGAAATGGGAGGCATCTTGGAGTTATAGCTATACGTTGAAAGACTGCTCAGCTTTGCCGTTTCAGGCTGCAGAATGTCACTGTCAGTAGCTAACAGAAACTGTTGATTTTGAGCAAAGACAATCAAACCAGAGTTGACTTCAAGAGCATCAAATAAGATTGCTGGAAATGTAGAACTACAGCTAATATCAATAGGATCTGTACCAGAAACAGTTAAAGCTGTATTGGCAAAGAAGTTTCCAAGGTCACCAGGTCTAGATAAGATGACATTTTCATCACTAAGAAAACATAATCTGTTTCTAAAGAACAGAACTTTGTTGATTTTCTTACCAATAAAGCTAGGAGTAGGGTTAGTATTATCATCTCCAACATCACGTGAATCATAAGTAAAACGTTTTACTTGGAATGATCCATTGCTTTGACGTTGAATAATGATAGGTACTGTCAAGGGATCAATTGATTTGAGAATCCCTGGCTCTGCACATTCGACCCAGCTACCAGGACCAGATCCACCACCATTACCCTCAAAGCGAAGGTAGTAATCATCATCAGGACTGCTGCTGTTAGACACCTTGACGATGTATCCGTGCTTACATTGAAACGGCAGACCAGTCACATCATTTACCTGGTCGGTAATGACGGTCATTAGGTCAGTGCTCTGGGCCTCAACAGTGAAGTTGACTGTGTTGCTGTATAAGTAAATTCCATTACCAATAACCTCGAAACTAATTCCAGTTCCAGATAGCTCAGAGGTGATACCACCTAGGATGCTGTCAGGAGTTACATTAGTCTGCTGGTCAAATGGTGTTGGATCAGGACGTACAGCTTTAATTGATGAACGGACTTGTACGGTTTCAATCTTGTCGATATTGATTGGGTAGTTGAAACCTTCAAGCGTCACAGTACCTGCACTACCAACAGTCCAACCCTCTCCACCGTGAAGCAGGTCAAGACTAAGGCTATATTTACAGGTGAAGTCACCAGCTTCAGGTGAATCGTCGTTACTATTAGGAAGAGGTCCTTGTTGACCTGTCACCGTGAGTCGGAAAATAAGGTTGGTTTTAACACCATCGTTCAAGGTAAATACTTTCGTACCTATATAAGGACAATGACCTTGAGCGCCGCCAAAGGTTGAGTAACCCTCACCAGTTGGGTTTGCAGATACCTGAGTTGCAGTTTTGATAGTAGTAAGGGAGCTTGACGTAGGGTCATGAATATTGAGACCATATTGACGACCATTCTGTGAACGCTTTATCTCAATAAAAGCTGAGTAAGTATGTGGGCGTGCATCAGTAGTAGCTGTAGTCATCGCAGCCGTTACATTGCGATTACAAACAAATGTACTGTCATTGATGGTTGTAAACTGTAAGGTCTCACCAGTCAAAGTTCCACTGTTCAAGTAGTTCTGAAGGTTTGTTTGCTGAAGACTTTCATAGGAAACAGTGACAGCTACACCACTGTCTGCTGACCACATATTGACAGAACCATTTGTCTGAACTTGACCGACATAACTACCTTCTACTTCATCACGATAGTAGTGAAACCAATGAGGAGAAGATGTAGCATTTTCTAAGGGGATGACACCAACACGTTTAGCACCAGGCCGTTTATATAAACCTTTAGTCAGGTCTGGAATGCAGTTGACAGCGTCTCGTACTTGACCCTGACCTTTGTATTGATCTGGCGCTTCGTTGATACCACCGAAGAAGTCAGGGATTCTTTGTGTAATTGCACTCATCAGCGACGTAATCCTAGATATGGAAGATAGGTTTGATATGAAGTTCCATCACCCATACCCATGTAGTTATGGTCACCTTGATTGCTCTCATACTCCATGCAGATAGCCCTTGTATAGGCTTCCTGTTGCTGAAGCAATTGAACCAACGTAGGGTTAGAAACAAGCTGTGTAGCAGCCCTTACAGAGGCTTTCTGGACGATGTAACGTTTGAAGGGTTGAGGTAGATCCTCAAACGGCCAGAGATAAACAACATCACAGCTCACCTTTTCAGTGAACTGGTCACTATGTTTGATCTTGTCGTACAGAAATGCACCACGCTTAACTACATTAGTAGTACGTACATGGAAGTCATTATGGATATCTAGACGCAAGACGTTAGAAGGGATGGGAATCTTATTATTTACAGGAGAGAAATCAACGTGGGATTCGGTGTTATAAACCCAACCTTCACTTTGGACTTCAATATTAATTTCCTTTAGAAGCTGCAAAACAAATGCAACCTCAGGATTAGCCAAGGTATTATAGGTCTCTACTTTCTTTGTAAGCAGAACTTTTGATTGGTTAGTTGGTGCTGTAGTAAATACAATATTACCAGAACTAACTACATAGGCAGAAGATAACACACCATCAACAGTCACAAAGATCTGTGCAGGTGAGTCATAGCTAAAGCCAATGGCAAAAGTTTGATTAGAACCATTACCGGTCAGTTCGGTCTCCGCTTTGATTTCAAGGTTTGCACCAAGTGTTGTAACTGGGGACTGACCAATGCTCCCCAAAATTGAGTTTACTGCGGATAGTTCGGTATCGAGATCAATAGTTGTAGGAGTAGCCATAGTTAAAAAAAAGGGCTCCCGAAGGAACCCTTGTATGAAATAAATATCAGAATGCAGAAGGTGCAGTAGCGCCTACATACAGCTCAACAGCAGCAGCAGGGTTCAGGTAGTCCGCCCCCATCGCGAGTCGCCCGAGGATTACGTCTCCCTGGTAAACCACGGATACATCTCCACTGGTTACTTGAACCTGTGGTCCGATGGTTTCGACAACAGCAGCGGCTTCTTTCTGGAAGATGAGTCCGCAAGACTTAGCGCCTAACTCGGCGGTAGTACCGTAATCGTTGTTGATACCAGCAGTAGCGCCAGAGGCGTTCTCGGTAGCAACTCCGATGAAGTCACCAGTGTTACCAGGATCAGTGACACCAGAGGTGCCGCCGTACTTGGTGCCGTACTTGCCCAGGAACGGGATGTTCATGGACTTGAAGATCTTGATGCCAGCAATCTCAATGATTCCTTGGCCGCTTTGACGAGCGGAACCCTGCTCGTCGCGGTTGATCAAACCGTTCTCACCCACTTGCTGGATGAGTGCGTAGTACTGACGTGGGTTCAATACACCACAGCGTCCATCTTGGCTGATGCCTTTCTCATCCATCGCAGCAGCGGCGTCGTAGAAAGAATCAACCAGAGCGGTTGCAGAGTATGCATCAGACTCGTTAGTAGAAGCACCAACGCGGACCTGAGTACCACCGGGTTCAACAAAGTTAGTCTTTGTGATTGGTGATGCAGAACGTGCGCCACGTGTGACAGCACGGAAGATCAGACGGTCATACTTCTCAGCAAGTGCATAGCCGATCTTCTTAGAGATCTCGCCACGCAGCTCGTAGTGAGCAAGAGTTTCGTCAAGCTCGTACACGAAGGCAGAGCTGATCAGAAGGTCATCAACAGTGATGGTCTTCTCGGCCACTGGAGGTGCACCATCGCCGTTGCCAAGGATGGCGTTACCAGGCGTGTGGTACTCAGCCGTGGTGCGGCCGGTGTAGATGAACTGCAAAGACTTGCCGTTCTTAAGTGTGCGCTTCATAACGAGATCGCGAGCGATAGCGTTATTCTCGAAGCCTTTGAACATTTCTCCACTGAACAACTTCAGATAGAGAGCGCGGGCGTCTCCCGCTGCGTTAGCTTGACCTTGCCGTGTAAGGTTAGTGGTCAATGTAGAACTTTGATGTGCCATTTTTTAGCAGTTTTAAAATAGAGTATGGATTGATTCTTCGTACGTACAAATAGTTTTGTGGTCTTTTCCCACCGTCATGACGGCAAAGGGTATCCGGCTTACCGGGCCAATGCCAATTGCTAAGGGAGGATTTGCACCTCCCAATTACAGAACTACTTAGCGGCTTTTAAGGTAAGCCACACCGCGATAGACAAGCTTCTGCTCTTTAATAGCTTGGGCTTGCTCACGCACACGC